CCGCATTACCGAGTCAGTGGTGGCGGCGTACCAGGAAAAGACGGGTCTGGACGCCGATGAGATCCGGCGCATGATGGACGCCGAGACCTGGATGACCGCCGAGGAGGCCGTCGAAAAGGGCTTCGCTGACGAAATTGAGGAAAGCNGGGCGGTCGCGGCTTCCCTGCGCAACGGAACCCTGTTCGTCAACGGCCAGGAAGTGAACCTCTCTCGCTTCAAGAACCCTCCGAAGCTGCTGGTNGTGCCGGACAACAACGACCCGCCCAAGCCGGCACCCCAGGCAGAAAGGGGGGACTCGGATGCGGAGCGTGAGCGCCGATTGAAGCTGTTGGCGCTGGAACTGGAACTGCTGACTGGCAGCTCCTTTTGATTTTCGNCTGAGGAATCCGTGAAGGAGGTTGANCACAGTGAACAAGCAGATGCGAGAACTACTGGCCAAGTTGCGCGAGGCCGANAATAACGTCCGCGNCGCTATCGCCGAAGAGAACGACGATCTGGCGGCCAAGGCCATGGAGGACGTGCGGAAGATCCGCGCNCGCATNGAGGCGCTCAAGGAACTGGAGGGTNCCGAGCCCGAGGGCGGCGTCNGGCTGGGNGACGATGGCGATGAACCGCCCAGCAAGGATGAACAGAAGCTGGCTCAGGAGTACAAGCGGGTGTTCCTGAAGGCCATCCGGCGGCAGCGGATTTCGCCTGCCGAAGCGTCCATTATCCGCGAGTTCCGCAACGTGATGCATGNGGGCGGCGTCTCCACTGACCCGGACGGCGACTCTTCGCTCATCGTGCCGCCGGACATCCAGACCAACATCAATGCCATCATGCGGGAGTTGAACGACCTCACCCAGTACGTCCGGCAAGAGCAGACCAGGACCCTCTCCGGCCGGCGCGTGCTCGAGGCCGACGAAGATATGGTGCCGATGGCGCCGGTGGACGAGTACGGCGAGATTCAGGCGATGGACAACCCGAAGTTCGTGCCGGTCGAGTACACGCTGCGCAAGCGGGCCGGGTTCCTGCCGCTGACCAGCGAGTTGTTGCAGGACACGGATCAGAACATCCTGGCCTACGTCCAGGACTGGATTGCCCGCAAGGTCGTGGTGACCAGGAACGTCCTGATCCGCAACGTGCTGGCAACGCTGGACAAGGTGCCGGTTTCCGGCATCAACGACCTGAAGCGGATTCTGAACGTGGACCTGGATCCGGCCATCTCGACTTCGGCTATCATCCTGACGAACCAGGACGGGTTCCACTTCCTGGACACGCAGGAGGACAACGACGGCCGGCCGCTGTTGCAGCCTGACCCGACGAACGCGACCCAGCGGCTGTTCAAGGGGCGGCCCATCGTGGTGTTGTCGAACCGGCACTTCCCGACGGTTGACAACAAGGCGCCCATGGTTGTCGGCAATCTCCGCCAGCTGGTCGTCCACTTCTGGCGTGGCATGTTCGAGNTGGCCAGCACTCGCGAGGGTGGCGAGGCGTGGCGGCGTGACTCGACGGAGCTGCGGGTCATCACCCGTGACGACGTGGTCCTGTGGGACGAGGGCGCGGCCGTCTACGGCGAAATCACGCTGTCGCCGTGACGCNGGAGGTGGTCGGCGTGGTCCGTATTCGGTTCACCCGCCGGCGCCCGTGGCTGGATCGCCAAGCCGGCGTCTACCGCCGGTATGGTGAGGAAATCGTCGTGACCGAGGAGCGGGCCCGCGTCATCATCGGGGCCGGAGTTGCGGTCCTGGCGAACGGGCCCGCTCCTGCTNTTGATGAACCTGATGCGCCCGATGCGCCCATGGCTGACGATCTGGAGGCCATGACGGTGGCTCAACTGCGGGCCCTCGCGGCTGAGCGGGGCGTCGATTTAGGCCAGGCCCGCCGGAAGGCGGACATTATCGCGGCGCTGCGGGGCGGGTGATGGCGATGCCGCTCGTGACGCTGGAGGAGGCCAAACTTTGGCTCCGCGTCGACGGCGATGCCGAGGACACCATCATTGCCAACCTCATAGAGGAGGCCGAAGAAAAGCTTCGGGACGCTGTCGGCGAGGCGTGGGAGTGGGTCAAGGAGAAGCGGCAGGCCAGNACGTTTGTCCTGGCCTACGTCGCGGATCGGTACGAGCACCGGGGCCTGACGGTGGGTCGTGGTGAGCGGACCCTGAATCCTACGCTGGCCGGCCTGCTGTTCGAGCTGCAGAACGCCGTGCCGCCGGATGGTGACGGCGATGGTGGTTGAGATTGGACAGCTGCGCCACCGCATCGAAATTGGCCGCTACGTTGAGGGTCGCAACGAGTGGGGCGAGCAGCTGCCGGAACCTGTGTGGCAGCCCATCGCGACCGTGTGGGCGGCCGTCGAGGCTTTGAGTGGGCGCACCTACTTCGAGGCGCAGCAGTCTCACATCCAAGCGGATCACCGCATCACCATCCGCTGGCGCCGGGGCATTGAGCCTAGGCAACGGGTGCGGTTCGATGGGCGGGAATTCGAAATCCAGGCCGTCCTCGACCGCACGGGTCGCCGGGAAGAACTCCAGTTGCTCTGCCAGGAGCTGAGGCCGGCATGAGGATGACGGTGCGATTCAGGGGCCCATCCCCGGAGGACATCCGCCGTCGGCTGGAGCTCATGCCGCAGGAGGTCCGNGGCCAGGCGCTGCGGGACGCCGTCCTGGAGGGCGCCGAGGTAATCCGGGAGCAGGCGGTGGCCAATGCCAGGGCGATTCAACGCACCGGCACGCTGGCTGGCGACATCCATGCCGAGATTGACGAGAAGCGAAGCCGCGACACCCAGGCGACGGCTGTGGTTGGCCCGGGCAAGAAGGGTTGGTACGGCAGACTCGTTGAGTTTGGGCACGACATNGTGGTTGGAGGCCGCAAGAGGTCCAAGAAAAAGCCGGCCGGCACGGTCGTCGGCCATGTGCCGCCCAAGCCCTGGCTGCGGCCGGCAGGCGACGCCAAGCGACAGGAAGCTGAGCAGCGCACCATCGAGGCCCTGCAGAGGAGGCTGGAGCGGATATGGCGACTGGGGAGGTGACGGCCCGGAGGGCGGTATGGAAGCGATTGACCGAGGACCCGGGCGTGACGGCGCTTGTGGGCGACAGGATCTACTACCAGGTCCGNCCNGACGGCGCNACCTATCCCTGCATCGTCCTCAANGTTATCAGTGTCGTGCCCAGGCGGGACCTGGACGGAGTCGCGTGGACCGAGACCCGTATCCAGGTTACGGCCATGGCGCAGACGGAGCCCGTAGCCGAGGCAGTCGCCACCGCGGTGCGCCAAGCGCTTGAGGGCCTGCAGGGGGCCGTGGCTGGACTTCCCGTCATCAGCGCCCGGGTAGAGCAGGGCGTTGTCATCTACCAGGAAGACACTGGACAGACGCACCACCACGTCGATGTGGTGGTCATGCACAAGGGAGGTGTGTAACTCATGGCCGAGACCACTGGCCTGAGGACCAAGTTCTATCGTTCGGACGACGGCACGACCTGGGAAGAGATTGCCCAGATTGCCAGCATCCAGCCGCCGCAGCCCGAGCGCGAGGTCGCGGAGGTCGACGAGCTGGACCCGCCCGGCGATGTGCGCAAGAAACTGGCGGGGCTTATCGACGCCGGCGAGGTCGTCGTAACTCTCAACTTCGACCACACGAACCAGGGCCACATCGACCTGGAGCAAGACTTCNGGGACGGCACCGCAAAGCACTACCGCATCAAGCTACCGACCGGCTGGGGTTGGACGTTCCAGGGCATCGTGACGGCCTACCAGCCGCAGGAAATCACCAGCGGCGACGTCGTGCAGGCCCAGGTGACCATCACGCTTACCGGCGTGTACACCTTCGGGCAGATTACTAGCTAACGGGGTGAGACCATGGCTCTTTTGAGCCGAGACCAGATTCTGCAGGCCCAGGACCTNCCTACTGAGACGGTGTCCGTGCCCGAGTGGGGCGGCGAGGTCATTGTCCGTGGCCTTACCGCGGCCGAGCGGGACCAATTCGAGCAGTCCATCGTGGAGGCCCGCGGCAAGGATACCCGGGTGAACCTGCGAAACATCCGGGCGAAGCTNGTTNCCCTTTGTGTCGTCGACGAAGAGGGCAAGCGGNTGTTCAAAGACGAGGATGCGGAGCTGCTGGGCCGCAAGTCGGCAGTGGCGCTGAACCGTATNTTTGAGGTTGCGNAACGGCTTTCTGGTCTGCGGCCCGAGGACGTGGAGGAACTGGCGGGAAACTGAGGGCCAACCCAACCCGGAGGTTTATCTTCCGGTTGGCGTTGGCCCTTGGCATGACAGTCGGGGAGCTCCTGCAGCGCATGTCGTCGCGGGAGCTCTCCGAGTGGATGGCATTCTTCTCGCTCGAACCCTGGGGTACCGAGGTTGANGACTGGCGCGCTGCCATGATTGCGTCCACAGTGGCCAACGGCTACCGGGACCCCAAGCGCCGGCGGAAGCCGTATGAGCCCAAAGACTTCATGCCGCGATATGAAGCGTCGCAAAAGACGGAAGAACAGAGCTGGGAAGAGCAAGCTCGCATCCTCGAGATGTGGGCTCGTTTATTGGGGAACAGCTCCGACACTTAACCTAGGGAGGTTGGTTTAAGTGGCTGACCAAGAACGTTCTCTCGGACGTCTCATTTACGAGCTGGAGGC